GCTAACTTATCACCTGTTGATGCAGCAGCAGGATTAAGGGGAACAAAAGCTAGTACAGGTTCAGCTAATAAAACGATGGATGACTTGCTTGTAGATGGTGACGAATCTTTAACAGCAAATGTTTGGAGTATATTTTATCTTGCCGCTAATTTACAAAATCAAAAGTTACTGCAGTTTAAACTTGTAAATAATAGTGGCGGATCAAGTAACATAGACTTTGCATATTTGAGGGTAGCATAATGCCTAAGAAGAAACTAACAATAACAAACGTAAGAAAGAAGATGCGTACATTAACAAATGCGACGTATGATCTATTACTAGATAAGATGGGACATGCCAATAGTAGCGTGCCAATGTCAGTTCCGAAACTCCTGGAGATGCACAAAGCAATTCAGAGCGCAGCTAAGCGCATTAAATGAGCAGTACCATCTATAATGTCGAGTTCCCCACCTGGCTTAATGACAAACGATCAGTGGAAGCAATACTTGTACGCCTGGTGTTGGTTTATCTTACTGGAAAAGAAACAGGGGTAATATGAGCCGTGTTAGCATTTGGGCTGAATTGGTGTTTAGAGGACAGCAAGTATTGGAAGCGTGGCGCGAGCTTCAGGACGAATAATCATGCCTTACGGACTCATACCCGATGGTTATACATTAAAGAAGATTACAAAGCAACAAGAGAATGCGCTAAAGCAAAAACGCCGCCACGATAATGTTGAAGCTTTTGTGAGTAACCCAGGGGCGCCCTTTTTAGTTGGAGGTGTATTATTTACTGGAGTTTTAAGTGCTATAGTTGCAGCTATTATTATCGAATTAGAGTTACCAGATACCGACGAAGTAAAAGAAAGACTAGAAGCTGCAGCTAAAAGAGGACTTAAATCGGCTGGTGGTGCTGGAATATTAGGAAAAATTATAAGGGAATTAATTACATGAACTTAGGACCATTGATTGTTTTGTTTAAGCTTTTCGAGGGCTCTGCGGTCTCACCGACTATAGGCCCTCCTGCCAATCCTCAAAATGTAAACATTAAACCATTATGCGGTCCTGGTCATTATGCGTATAAGGACCCGCTTACTGGTTTGTGGTCTTGTTTAGTAATACCTAAAGGAAGATAAATGGAAATTGATGCCTACACATTGTTAGCCTATGCAATTATTTGGACTGTCTTTTATTGGTTTTTATCGCAATATATAGCAGAGTTATCACGTCAAAAATGGACTACATGGGTTGAATCAGACGAATCAGACGAAACATTAGTTACTGCGTTAAGTGTTGTAGTTGACGAAATAGAGGATCGGATGCATGATAAATTAGAACTCTTTCAAAAATCTTTTTTTGGTTCTCTGGGAGCAGCTAGTAAAAAACTAGATGATGTAACGGGAGCCTCAACAATTAAAGCAATAACGAAAGACAATCCTATAATGGGCTTTGTTGCCGAATACATGATGAAAAGGGGCAATTTAGGTGACTTAATGGCCCCAAACAGCCCTGAAACAGGCCAAAACAAGCCCAAAGACAGCTCTAAACTAGGCCTAAAATAGGACAGATATAGTATTATATATTATATAAGTACGAAATAAACTGTATAGTAGTATACTTGTTTCTTATATAACTTATAGTGTTACCCTTATATCTTTTATTTCTTATATACATAAAATATAAGTACTAGCCCGTATTCTTTACTTTTGGTGAGACCATGTATCTAAAGAAACAAAACAAAGATAATTTGGAAGGAAGTATAGCTTGGCTAGAGCAAACGATTAATGATGGGACAGACCCTAAACTTGATCCTGAAGTAGTTCTTAACTTTTTAAAATCTATTTTGGAGAATAAATGATTTGTAAACATGACTTCCAGTTTAGAAACAAATGCTCTAAATGTAATCGTTACTTTATTGAATGCATAGACAAAAAGGGAAAGGTGTTTTAATGGGTAGAAAAGCAAGTTGGCCACCTAAGACAACAGTTAGTCTAAGGTTTGAGCGGCAGACAGTTCAATACATAGATCATCTAATTAAATATTTGAATATGAAGCAGGGAATGATGGGAACTCGTAAGATAACTAGGTCGGTTGTCGTCGAACAAGCAATAGCAATGTATTTTAAAGAAAAGAGAAACGAGTATTATAATTTGAATCCTGACAAACTTAAGTAGCTACGCATAAATGAGTTAGTCGGGGTATGTTAGGCATCACCCCCACAAGGATAAAAATGGTTGTAAGACGAAAAAAGAGATCGGTACGAAGAAAGCGATCCTTTTCAATAAATTTATTGGAAACGGGGGCAGGTTTAGCATTCTTAGATGCGGCTAACGCAGGTTCAGCAGCACAACAAATGATTAAAGGAGATTTAAAAGGCGGACTAGATACATTATCAAACGCATTTAAATCCAATAAACAAGATTTCATAAAAATTGGCGCAGGAACTCTAGCAGCTAAGTTAGTTGTTTCTAGTCTAGGTGGAAATAAAATATTAGGAGCAGTTGGTCCTCTCAAGCTCAGAGTTTGAAACCAACAGGAAATAAAAATGGCACTAGCGATCACACGAAGCGTAACGCAAAGCACAACTACAGCAGGAACATTTCAAGCACTTTCGGCACTTGGGGCCGCAACTGTATCAAGTTCCTTTACTGTCCCAACAAATGTCAGTTCAATAAAAAATATTACAGTATCATTCTCTGTTGACGCAGTAGAAGAATTTGTAGGTTTGGTAAAAATCACAGGAAATTCGATGAGAGACGGCGATGCTGTCTTTAATTGTGGTGGGCAAACTGCAATGCCTTCTAGTGTTGGCGCAAACATGATGTACATTAACATTGATACGGATCTAGCAGTACAACCAGGGAATACAATTTCATACGAAATAGCAACAACTTCTGCAGCAACAATAGACGCAGCAGTTACCTGCCAATTCGCTTAGATTTGGCCAGACGCAAAAGTAACAGCCCTTGGGGTAGTGCTTACAAGGAAGGACTCCCAAGTACCGCAGTTAATGATCGCATAGAAGTTGACGAGATATTATATCCATCTGTTAACACAGGTACTATTGATGTAGCAACAGGACAGTGGGAAGGAATAACACTCAGTGATAAAAACTTTACAATAGATGAAACACATGAAAGTGTTGCTAATGGTGCGACTGTATTAAGTCCGCAAGCCACACCCGACTATGTTGACATGACTGGTTTTAATTCTCTCTTTATCGCTATTAAACCTTCTAATGCTGGTAATGTGGCAATAACAGCAGTAATGGGGCCAGCTACGAATGCATTTGCTAACTTATCACCTGTTGATGCAGCAGCAGGATTAAGGGGAACAAAAGCTAGTACAGGTTCAGCTAATAAAACGATGGATGACTTGCTTGTAGATGGTGACGAATCTTTAACAGCAAATGTTTGGAGTATATTTTATCTTGCC